CCATCTCCATCAGTTATTGTAGCATATGGACATGAACTACCTGAGGGAACCGGAATTGGTGAGAACGGAGTATCACAACCATCAATTGCCTTAGCATAAGTCATTGTGATGTTCGCAGTCGCACCTACAACATCATCTTGGAATCGTTCTTTAAATGGTGTTATTGTAAATGGAACAACAACATCAATTAGTGGGTCGTTTGTAGTTAATAAGAATTGGGATACGACGTCGCTAATAATTTGGACCATCGAATCCTGTCCTGATAAATCATCGGTTTGGGAATCATTAACCTGAGTCATCAGTATTAAATTAAAATTCCAGGTAAAACTATTTCTAGTATATGCCATATCAACGGGGTTGATAAAGGCATAAGGGTAATTAGGCGGTTCCTCATTTTCAGGAACTTCAATATCGCTTATATTGCCGTATCCCCTAGTATTAATAAAATAGTGGGCGTCGATAATTTCTTCTAATCTATCAACTAAATTTTTATATGTCATCTCTTTCTAAGTTGTTCGTTTAATGCCCTTTGCCTATCCTTATTCCATGCTAACCAATTCAGGGATTGGATAAGTGGCTTCTCTAATACTGCATCCATGTTAAGGAATTTGTCGTCAGCTAAAGTCATGACCACGTCGTACCATATGTGTGCGGGTTTAACGTGTTTATCTTGTTTTACTTTAACTATCTCATCGTCCTCGATATCTAAATCGAATAAATTTTTATATTGCTTGTATAACAATAATCTCCAGGTAAGGAATTTAATCACAGCAGAATGGACTTGGCTGATACCTAAGTTGCCTACGTTGTTTTCAGTTTGATATAATACTTTTATAATTTCAGGATAATTGGTATAGTAATCATCGATGTAGACTTCCAAATCAATAAATTGTCCTAATTTGATGTCTTCAAAATTAATTAACTCAGTATCAACAAGGGTTTGTCTAATTGGGACCCATGTAGGATTCATAATTGCCCTAATAAGCTGAATTGCTAATTCCCTAGTTTTTTCAGGTATTAATTTAACTTCATCGATTGGGATATCATATACAGAATTCATCCACACAAACGGGTTAGAATTTTTATTTAATTCAACCCACTTATCAATTGGAATATCACTTGGTAATGTGTATTCCTTTTCTCCTATGACTAAGCTGTATGACATCGGTATTAAATATAATTACACCACATAATTGTATACACCTCGTGACGATTGGGTTTTGCGACAATAATTTGCTAAACATAAACTAATAACACAATCATCATGTAATCCAGATGGATGGGTGTATTTGATGGAACGTGTTTTAGGATTATACTCATATGTGAAATAACCTAACTCATCATACAGTGGTTGGAATAATTTCTTGCTAGGTATCTTAACATTGCCCTCATTAAAATCTAAAATCAATCCCTCAATCACCTCTTGTTTCGATTTACTAGTAGTCACGAATGGTTGAATATTGTTATACTTCGATTTGAGTTGTTCAAACACGACGTCACCTATGGAATTGACTTCAATTAAAGTAACACAGTTATATCGGCGGATAAACGTAAGCAGGTCAGCGACCAATTCACTCCATTGTAACTTATTGTTTCTGTATATGTCTATGACATTACCCTGTTTGTCCACTACAGTAGCGACAGTGAAATCATTAACTCTACCTAAATCGATTCCACAATACAATTGTCCTTGTTTGGCTGGATACTTATCAAACGTATTGTTATTAATATTACTAAACACCTCACCTCCATCATCAATAAATTCAGCCATGTATTCCTGTTTAAACACATTCGGTGGTAATGTTTGTCTCGCATCATCAATTTCTTCTTCTGATATGAATGGAGTGTCCATACTTGTTCCCTTATATGATTTATAGTTTGGATAATCACTACTATTACCTAGTTCAAAAATATCGTAAAACCAATTTTTACCTTTGGGTGTAGAGAGGAACAATACTTTCTTACCGCGTACGGCAAGAGTAGGCCGTACGGCTTCTGACCATGTTTCAACTCGCATAAAAGCGGATTCATCCAATACTGCATAATCAAAAGTAAATCCTCGGATGTTATCGTATCGTTCAGCACTTCGGAAATACACTTCGCTGCCTGTTCTAAACTTAATGTAGGATTCGCTGTAATTACAGCTTGATATAATGTTAGTATGTCGAACTGCATTTACAATTTCTTTCTGTATTTTATTAGTCTGGGAATACGTCGGTGAACACCATAATATCTTACATCCCTTATTATTAATTGCCCAATACAATAGCAGGTTTATCCCCATTAATGATTTACCAAATTGTCGTCCTACAGAAACTATATGGTGTTTGGTTTTATCAGCCAATACACTATTAATAATTTCTTTTTGGTTCTTATGTGGACTGAATCCTATCGCCTTCGTCATTGATGTCTGGTCCAAATTCGAATTTCATATTCTTAAATAAATCATCTCCATCAGCACCGACTACTTCCTGTCTGGCTAATTTAGGGATAACATATTCACTCAGTTTAAGCATCAACATCATCGCCTCCTTAGGGTCATCAGCTGCTACTTCGCCTAACCATTCAGTCATATTTTCAAGGTTACCCTCAACTAATTTCTGATATGCTTCTTTAATTTTAGTAGTTACTTTATTACCTGCCCCTTTGGGACGGCCGTTAGGATTACCACTTACTCCTTCCTGCCATGTTGGATTTCCGTTTGGATTCATATTAATTCGATTAATTGTTTATGTCGTTTTGCTATACAAGACCCGCATGTTGAGGGTATTATCTTGGTTTGGAAGATATCATTGTAAGTTTGATACAATTTAAGTCTATCCTCCTTTCCATATCGTTTCTGGTATCTAATAGATTCGATATATTCTAATTGTTCTTCTGTGGGTGTTTTCATATTTCGATTATGTTTAATTTTCTATATATCATCTCAGCTGTGAATGCACCCACACCACTAAATAGAACTGACATGGTTAGTGTATTACCCATATAAAGTAATATTAAGGCTGTAGTCCACCAACCTGAACATAGGGCACAATTAAGTAATTTGAAAGTATTTAGTTTTAAAAAGTTGAGACACCATTGATAGGGTTGGCTTGTAATTACTACCGCCCAACATATTCCACTCACTAAACTGAGTATTAAGGTTTGTATTATTATCATCATCATTATTTTGTTTTATTGTGTATTTAAGTTTATCTATTCCACGTAACACTATTTTTCGTATGGTTGTGTTAGGAATACCTAACTCGCGTCCTACAGCACTATAATTACTCCCCATACTGAAGTAAATTATCATAATTGTCGCCTCATACCTGGCATCTCCATTATACATCTTATCTAACCCATCTAATAACATCTCAATTAATATGTCTTCTGTCATATCATACTCCTCTGCTGCGGCATCTTCCCTGTCTGGGAAATCGAGGAATGAGTCTCTGTATTGGTAGTGAAATGGTGATGTGGAACTTCTCCACTGATTAAGACCGATGCGAACTAAGAAGAAACGTGCTGTACCTGAGTCAATTGCCTGTTGGGAGAGATGATTAGAGAGAAATATGAGAATTACTTCGTGTAGGAAATCTTCGTATAGGTGAGATTTTTCACCTTTAGTAATATTGTATAACCATTTCTTAATCTCTGTATAATTAATTGTTATGTATTCAGCTGGGGTCATTTAATATATTTTAGTAATTGGGGGCAGTTGAACACTTCAGCATATTGTTTTATCGCTGCATTGAAATGTTCTTTCTCTGAGTCATAACCATCTACATTCCAAATTTCTACTTTATGCTTCAATTTAGATGCTTTCGCCCCATCGCTGGTACATTTCTTACAGTAACTGTTTAAGCCATTCTTATTTCGAGGTTGATGTGTGAAATTTTCTACATCCTTCACTTCCAGACATTTCTTACATTGCTTATTTTTCATATCCTAATTATTTGTCCCGTATACATATTACAGGAAATGTCAAACCGCGACTTGTTTCAACATTTCTTCAATCGCTTCCCCCCCAAATGTCAGGTTTTAAATAAGATGATTAATGCCGTTAAGTTTGAATATAATGGAAGCTATGTTGTTTGTAACAACCTGACACATTATGCAATGCTTAAGGGACTTGATGTATCTGTTCCAACACCCGTAATTGATGAAGTTTGGGGGAGAATATTTGAAACCATAGTACCCCGAATGGTCAGTGATAAATATATGAAAAAATATCAAAACCGCCAAAATTATGAAATGTTTTCATATGACGTTTATATGACGTTAATATGACGCCTTTAAAATAGCGTGCCAATGCAAGGAATATTTCATACAAAAGTTTTGTTTTGCAATATGTATCACCGAACTAAAAAACAATATATAAAAATGGCTATTTACAATTTGGATAAACTACAGAGAGTTGTTATATTTGAGGGACTAGAACATGGTAAAAACACCTACCCTTCTGATATCGATATGATTTATAACCTTCGTAATAAGATAAACATCATCTTAGATGTTAAAGAAAACTTTAAAGCACCAATATTTGGGCAAACTATAACTTACGTTAATATTGCGGAGGCATTTATGAAGACATATGTGCCGTCGTACATCGTTTGGGCATCGCATAATGACAAGGTAGAACGTATATATGCCAAGGATTGTATCGTGTATTTGATATGGGCTAACGGGAAGTGGATTACTCGAGATAAAATATGTGAAGTTTACGGATGTGATTTAACTTATGGAGAATTACAAAAAATATTACTCGAAAGACATAACATCGAAGAATATGATTGGAAAAAACATAAATTTGATAAAACAAAGTATATGCCTCCTGCGGTTTGAGATTTTTTTACATATGTATTACCGCACATAAAATAACCACATGAAACAATTACAAGAATTAATTAACAAAAGTTGGTATGGTTCAGTAGGATATGTTAAAGAAATTAAAAACCTCTACTCATTAGAACACTACATTCAAACCAACCTTGAAGTATTAAAAGAATTTGAAGGGGTAGTAGTAGCTACTAACTATTATGATTTCGATTTAGCTGAACAAAATAGAGAATTGTGGGAGATATATCTCCCTGATGTTATGTTAATAGATAATCCTGTAAACAGAGGACATTCATTCGGCACAGCTGATTTAGATAATTTATTAGTTAGATGGTGTAAAGAAAATGATATTCAGTGGTTATGTAAAGCCTCTAATGATGTTCTTATAACACCTGAAACATTAGAATTAATGATTCCCGAAGCTGATTTTTACTATACCGATGGATTTTCATATGAAGATTTATCTAGTAATCACTTTGATTATAGTTTGATGTATGGTGAACATTTCTTCCCACAAACTAATTTTTATTTAATAGATGTAAGTAAAATAGATTACTTAGCAAATGAAGATTATTTAAATGAAACTTATGCTTACAGCCAAACTATTCCTAACTTTAACGGGAAAATTTGGGAACATTTACCAGAGTGGGCTTGTGAGAATTTCTTAAAAGGTTGTGTTAAGAGAAATGATTTAGTAAAACATAATATGTTAGATTTAAAAACATATACTAAATTGTGTAATGTTATAGAAAAACATAAGGTAGGCGACCCATCACATAAAAATATTATGATAAACGGGGTTTGCCATTTTCAATTTCCAACTCAAAAAATAATAAAAATATAACCATGCCAATATCATCAGACAGAGTAAAATTACTCAAAGCCCAATCAGGAATATATAAAAATTACTTCGATTATGTTAAAAAAACCCAAAAATACCCCTACATCACTTATCTCTACAGAAAACTCTGGAAGCATAACATGGTGCGAATCAGATTGGTAGCATTTTGGAATTCAACTATCAGTATAAGATTAATCTCAAAGAATTAAGTTTGACATCTTAATTTTGTTTTTTAGTTTAGTTAAAAAGTGGGCACCGATTATGGTGCCCATCCTTTTATATGCGTTATATAACGTTATTCTCCGCGTTTATCCCAAATACTCCACACGCCCCCTACTAAAGTCATTACGGCACCTGATAGTTCTGTAACTACCTCTGCATCAATTATTCCTTTCATAACTAAAACACCTCCTAAAAAGGTTAAGGCGTGTCTAATAATTCCTAGTGTTAATTCTTTTTTCATTTTATTTATGTTTTATGCTTTTTTAAGTGCGAATTGTCCTGCTACTTGCCCATCACTTGTTTGTGCTGTAATACTTGTAGTATCTGTATTTGAACCTCCTGTTATCGTTGCGTATTTCCAAACGGATGCAACTCCTGCAGTTGAACCGGGATTACTATCTTCTTCTCCTCCATTTGTAAGTGTAAAGGATGAGTTTGCCAATGTAAAAGGTTCACCATCACTACCATCAAAAGAACCAACACAAATAAAGGTGCCATCATCAGGCACTGCAACTGCAGGGGCAACAATTGTTAACCCTGAACTTATAATAGGTACCCCTACTGCACTAATGGGTGATGTTGTATCAATATTTGATACAACCATTGTCCAGGTAGCAAAACCCCGTGTGGTAGAGAATGTAGAATAAATGGGAACACTTGAACCCTCAGTTCCATCAAAAAGTCGATACCACAATTTAATGTGGGCATCACTTGTGCCACTACCCCACGTAGTAGTATTTATTAAAGTCCATCCTGCCGGGTTTGCAGTTAATCCAGCAGTCGGGTCATCAACTGTGTAAATTGCTAAAACCCAATCCCCTGAAACTGCGGTAGTAGGTAAAGTCATATTAAAGGCGACAGTGGGGCTAATTGGTTGGGAAGCTGTAGTAACTGTAATATCGTTAAAAGAAATATCACCTCCTCCACCTCCAACTGGAATATCACCTATACTAGCAATACTACTTCTTGCGATATTATCTATTGAAGTTATGGATGCCCAATTAATATTTTGGTATTTAGCTATTGCCATTATGTTGTTTCAATATATTCCTGTGATGGGTTAAAGTATATCTTCCCTGTTGCTACCTGATGTCCCATTATTCGAGAAAAAGCACCTCCCGAAGGTTGGGCATCTGTAACTGTAGCATTTGCAGCACCATATAATTCAGCACCTACAGTAAATGTATATGTTGCATCTTTAATAAATCCTCTTAAACATATTTTAGTAGCAGATACTGCAATTCCTAATATACCTTTAGTGCTAGCTAAGGCAGTATTATTATATCCTGTCCAAACACCACTACTATTTAAATAATGTATTCTACCAACAGTAAGTCCACTAGCAGTGCCAAAATCAGCTATTTCACCTGAATAATTGTGTGAAATTGGGTCGCCATATGTAAAATCTAATCTTATTGTATTACTAGTTCTAGTAAGAAGATTTTCAGCATCTAAGAGATTAGTAGCTGTATTGTATTCTAAATTTGTTTCACCTGTAATTGTATCAGCATCACTGAAAAATGCAATATAACTACTAGCAGGTGTGCCTGATGTATCAACATAACCCGCAGCATTAATCGTAGCAATATCAGCAGTATTTGTTGCTATGTTTGATGTGTTAGTAGCAATATTTGCTGAGTTAGTATTAACACTACCATCTAATAAAGAAATATCACTACTATTGGTTGCAATATTACCGGCATTATTTGAAATATTAGTAACGTTAGTTGCTATATTCGTTACATTAGTGGCTATATTCGAAGCGTTCGTAGTAACCGGCGTATCATCGTATCCCTCAACGTTAATTGTGTTACTACCATTATCTGTAATAGTAATATTTTGAGTTCCTGTTAATAATAATGCCCCTGTTAAACTATTTAGTGTAGATACCCCAACATTATCTGTTAAACCTATTACGCTTACACCTGTAAAGTCAACGGTAGTAGCAGTTTGAAAGTCTACTACTGTTGATGAAAATTTAATAGGCATAACTGCCCCTAAACCATCACTTAATTGTTTTAAAGTAGCAAACCCGCTTGTGTTATCACTTATTTTGATAAGCGAATCATAAGTTGATGCTACTGTATTTCCTGTTAATGTTGCCATTTCTTTTTAGTAATTTAGGGGTATTATACAATCACATTCTCCATAACATCTACATCCTCTACTATCAGGCATTACAATACCACTATTATAAGGGCTTCTTGGATTAGGCATCATACCATCACTACCTGGTTGTGTGTAATCGGGGAATTCAGTTGAATTGTCACAAATATATTCTTGAGTTCTAGTCATATAAAATTGTGCTGTATCTAACACATTTTCTCTCAAATACTTCATCTCATCAAATCCTGTGTTAAGTGATTCTTCACTACTTGGATTCAATATGGATTTATTTTTAAATTTATAATTAAGAGTAGGTATTGCTAAATACAATGAATAATTTGCAATAGCAGGAGAAATATAATCTTCTATAAGTGTTGTTTCTGCTGCTGTTAATGTAGATGCTGACACGGCTGTTTTAAGCGATTGGAAAAACTTAGTTCCCAAAATATCTTGTAAATATATGTCCTGTGCCTGAACAACATACGGCATCAAATCATCTGGTTCGACATTGTCGTGAACAGCAGTTAATGATTTGAGTCTTGCCTCGCTTATGAATAATACGTTTGCCATTATACTTCTCCTTCTATTGTTTTATCAAAATCTAATTTTGCGGGTTCAATTACAACAGGCAGGCTTAATCCTAAGCCGTTAGTCATCTTTTGGAAGGCTTTATTTAAAACCTTTTGAATAGGTGCTATTACAGTGGATAGGAAGTGTGTGTATGCTACTTCTAATTCATCTGCATTATTTCCTAAACCTCCTCCATCTCTAATACCCACTAACATTGGAGATGTAATCCTGTGTGCTGTTAAAATTCTGCTAGTAATTCTTTCTTCTAATACGATGTAATAATCATCATTAGGTGAATCAACAGCATTAATCTGTGGTGCTAATTCAGCCCCATCACTAAAACTTAAAAATATTCTACCTGCATTGTTTTCACTTGAAAATGAATCAACTAAGTCGCGATACATGCTTCTTTGTTCATCAGGTGAGGGCATACCATTTGGCATGTTAATAAATAATGAAGGAGACATTCCATTGCTGATGTTAGCATTGTGAAATCTTGAAATCCTAGCATCTAATTCAATATCATTAACCGCACCCATATAACTTGGAAGAGGGTATACTTCTAATCCTGGAGAATAATTAAAGTTATAAAATATTTGGGATGCATTGTCTCCTTTGTTATCTGTCATGGAATATGATGCATACCTTCTTGGGGGATATTTTCTTACATTCTCCCAATTAGCACTATAGTAATATTCATCAACTTTATCGTCTTCATTCAATTTTCCGGAACGGATGTTAGCCATAGGTAAGTGATATAATTCTACAATTTTATCACCTGCCCTGTTCCAAATTGGATTTAAGGCAAAACCCCCAAACACAAGATAATCTAAAGTTGCTTTTTCATACACTTCATCTAATGTTTCACCATTTGGGTTAACAATATCACCGCCCATAATGCGTATTCCCTCGCCTATAGTCGCATCCAATTTAGCCTGCACGGCAGTATTGTGAATTGCAGAGGTATTCAGTAATTCAACGAGTTTTACAGGAAATAAATTACGTGTCCCAAAATTAACCCAATCCTTACCTCGTACTTCTTTAAACTCTGGTAAGTTAATAGCTTCGAGATTGATAACGTGAATCAGTTTCTCTAAATCTTTTGCTTTATATTCTTTCTTCATCTAAAAAATGTATATTGTTCGTTTGTTTCATTACTGCTTGGAAATGATATTGTATCTGTGGGTTGACCTCTAAATTCAAAACCATTCGTTACTTTAGCTAACTGAATTGGTAATACTATTACATCACTGGTGTTATACATTTCTACATTATAATAACCACCAACATCCTCAGCCTGTAAATCTGTATTATCATATGACCAAGAAAAGGAAAACCAATTTGCTTCGTTGCTATCTTCTGTTAAAGGAAAATAAGGATTAACACCAGAAATATCATCACCATTTAAAATATATTTATTATTATATTTACTATACAACTTCATATACGAAAATGTTTCAGCCGGCCTTGTGCCTTGAAAATATATAACTCCGGTAGTATTTGATAAATCTATTAACATTGCATGTAATTTACGGAATTAAATATAAAATGGACGAAAATGGTATAAAAAAGGGGGAACTTGCGTTCCCCCGATTTCTTATATATAGTTTGGATTACACTGTGATTCCTGAAACCTCCAACATCGGTGTGTTGTCAATTCCTGTGAATTCCATTGTCATTCCATTTCTGTCTCCATAAGCTGTGCCTGTTTCTTCAGTTGAAGCTGAAGCTACTGCACCTCTATCATTACCAACCATCCAGAACTTACCGTTGTTGTCTTTTACTAAGACTAACAACTTAGCAGAAACTGCTAATTCATAAAGTTCATCCAGTTTGGCACCATCGAGTTTGTTGAATACTGTTGAAGCAACTGAGGTAAAGAATACAGTTCCATTTTCATCACTGAAAGTTCCTGTTTCTGTTAATGCCCCTGTTTGCTTAACACATTCATACTTTTCCATCGCGGTTAAGGTTGCATCTAGTGCAACCGCATCTAGTGTAATACCTCCAAAAGCAACTACCCCTAGTGTTGGGGTAGTAACTGCTAAAGATGTATCAACATTCGCGATATAAACAGCCTCGATACCACCTACATTGTCTCGGCAATCTAAAGCGATTCCGACTAGTGTTGTACAATTATTTGCCATATTTTCTAGTGTTTTAGGTGGTTAATAAATTATGCTTGTGCCCGTGTTAAGTTAGCACCTACTACGAGGTCAGGTTGAACAACTGCCATACCGATTGCCCACTTCATAGTAGCACGGATTTGGTCGTTGTCTAATGAATACCACAATCTAAATTCTTCGAAATCTCCTGTTAAGTCAGTTCCTAAGATGATGTTAGAAGCACGAGTCATAAATCGAGTATTCAAACCGTTTGTTTGGTCTTTAATACCCGCTGAAGCTACAACACGAACGTTTGTTCCAGGGATATACAAATTCTCCAAATCGGGTGCGATGTGGTAGTAGTTGCCTTGGGTTACTCCTAATGCTAGTGCTTTGTAGTCTCCAACTGAAACTATCATAATCAAATCATCTGCAATAGAAACTTCTCCTGGGAGTGCTTCATACAATTCTTGTGATTGTGATACTGAGTTAGCTGATGTCCAAGAAGCAGAAGCCGCGGATACCACTCTACCATTTGCTATAGTAGCAGATGCTGAGATAGGCTGTTGGATACCATCACAACCGAGGGCTGTTGACCCTGTGATGATGTATTTTTCGTTGTAGTTCTGCAATTTCTCAACAAAATAGTTAGCGAATACAGCTTCTTCAGGAAGAGATTCACTTGAACCAAATTGTCCCGCTGCTAATGATTTAGCCAAGAAGGTATCACGTAATGCCTGAGGGCAGAATTCGTGTTGAACTTTTGGATGAGAGATACACATATCAACCTGAGAGATTGAAGCTGTGTTGTCGGCATTCCATCCACAAACGTTTCCATCTTGAACATTGAAAGTATCTTCCAATAATGGGATTGCGACTGAATTACCTTTTAATCCCGCACGTACGTCTACGTAAGTTGCGAGTTTTGTGCCGAGTACGGCTTTCGAGATGAGTTCAAATGATGTCTCATCTACATACTGAGTTAAGGCTGATAGGTTAAATCCTAAGCCATCTGCTGGTGCTGCCATGTTAATTATTTTTTATAGGGGTTATGTTTTGTTGTTTCCTTACGGAATTGTAAAATCTTATCGAATCTCGCATTTTGAAAATCAGTTTCACTTTGTTTTACTTCGTTTAAGTTATTAGTGATTTTTTTACCTGCGGGTTCGTTGCTAAATGCTTCGAATGCGTGATTCGTTGCTTTTAAGCCCTCTTCAATAGTCTCGATTTTACTTGAAAGACTATCAAGGGCACTTACTAATGTGTTGACCATGTCGTTAGAAAGGGTAACTGAAGTTGCTACTTCGTCTACACTCTCAGCACTTCCATCTTCAACTTCTTCAATTGCGGTAATAACACCTACTCTGTCCATAGTAAAGACCATGCCGTCAGTGGTTTCGTGTTTTCCTTCAGGGGCTTCTACTCTTTCGCCTTCTGAAGTAATAACAAAGGCTTGTGCCCCTACTTCGAAATCACCATCAACTTCTAGTCTTGTTCCGTCCGTCAGTGTTGCTTCCGCTAATTGTACGTCAATAGTTTTTGTAGTTTCGCCAGCTTGGGCTACTCCTAACATCACTTTAATTGACTTAATTGCATCATTTGCTGTCATAATAAATTGTTTTAAATTGGTTTGAATTCAGGATTAAATATACTCCGCGATGTTTGGGTGACATGCGTTTATTTACGAGGTTTTACGCTTATTATCACGTAATATATTGCGGACATTGATGAATAAGGCTGTAAGCAGAACAACTATTGCTAATCCTGCTTCTATACTGCTAATCCACGTGGCAACAGCACCTACTGAGGCACCATTTACCAATAGTATTTCTTTACTCATCAATTTTGGATAATATTCTTTTAATGTCATTGAGTAGGTTTTCATTGTAATTACTAACTGCCATTTTTTCAATAAATGGACCTGCTAATGAGAAACCCTTTAACTCACCTTCCTTTATTCTCCTCCATGTTTCATCATCATTTATCTTATAAGAAACATACCATGTTCCCATAGGTAAGGCAAATCCCATCTTATACGCTTTGTCATACATCATATCTTCACTAATCCAACTTTCTAATAAAGTATTGTTAGTAGTAATATTGAAGTCATGGTCTATGTCTGTATTGTTGTGCTTATTTAATCTTAGGAATTTTTCAGCCATTCTGCGGATAGTATCCTTAGTAAAATAGATGTAATATACTCCTCCATCTTCATCTCTACGATGAATCATCTTATTAGGAATCATAAGGGGTCCTGTTGCTATTCTCTTATCTTCGTTTAAAGCAAAAGTATGTTTTTTAGGTACATCACCAACTTTTTTTAGTGTAGGAAGAGTGCCAAATTGGGGGTGAGTAAAAGCATATACAGCATCATCTGTAGCACTATGTTCTTTACCACACATCCAGCTACCATCAGGCATTTGGTGTTCAAATCCATCAGGACAATCTTCATTTTTCCTGAATTCATATTCTGGTTCAGCATTAAAATAATGAAAGTCAACTCCAATAGCGGGGTCATCTACTAAGGATATTACTTCAACACCATATTCTTCTAACAATTCATCATCCATTCCGTCGATGTCGATGTCTAGTTCTATAATTTTATTTACTATTTCGTTTTCCATGATTATAATCTTGCTAAGTTTTGTATTTGTGCCTCTGCTTGTTGTTGAGATGTGACATCACCTGCGAGTACATATGTTTGTGATACACCTCCGGTACCTCCTGCACCTCCACTAAATTGTCCTGTAACATTCGCACCTGCTGATTGATTTCCTACTTGATAATTTAATGTAGCACCACCTCCACCACCTAAAGATGGAGGAGGACTACCACCACCACCACTACCAAATCTTGTTCTTGCTATTGCTGCTACTTGTGCGGCACCTGCTACCGCGGCTATTCCTGCTTCTACAAATTGTGCCCCTGTAGCTAATTTAAGTGGATTACCACCTGCTGTTAAGGCACCACCAACTGCTAATGCGGTATTAACTACTGCTTGTGCTATACCGGCTTTTTTACTATTTTCAAAATTCTTTTTAGCATCTTTTTCACCATTTTTTTGGAATAAAAACATTAAATCACCTAAAACGGAAAATGCTTTATCTGCTATTTCTTGTCTTGCATCTGCTTCTTCTTTAGCTAGTGCAATTTTACTATCAGTTAATTCTTTTTCGGCTAATAAGTCTTCAGCATCAAAACCTGCTTGCAATGCTAATTTATCAGCTTCAAATTGGGCGAGTGCTTGTAATTCTAATTCTTCATTTTCATTAGCTAAGCTTAATCTAGCATAATAAGCATCTTCTACTGCCCTTTCTTCTCTTTGTCTAGCAGTTAATGATGCTTCATATAATTCATCTTCTAATTGGCCTTGTTCATCTAAGATTGATTCTCTAGTTTCTTTAGCTTGTTGTAGTGCTAAGGTTGCTGCTGCTTCAGTAGCTAATCTTGCTTTTTCTTGTGCCTCTATTGCTTTAGTTTGTTCCTCAGTTAATGTAACTTCTTCACTTTTAGCTGAATTTAATTGATTTAATCTTGAGGTAGCAGTGTTGATAGTTTCATTGTTAGCTTTTATTGCTACATCTAACCTATCATACATCATAGTTGCTGCTGATATTCTGAGTTGGGCATCTTCATATAAGTCAGAACCCTCTCTTACTGAATTTGCAATTAAAGTTTGTGCAGATATTGTGTCAGTTGCCCTCTTTTGAAAATCTCTAGCTACTTGTAAATTATATTTTTCTCTATCTATTATACTTTGTAGTTCTTTTTTGCTATTTTCTTCTGTAATCCCCGTTAATTGTTCCCTTCGTTTAATATCAGCAGTATTTGCTAAATTTAATTTTACTCTTTCTTCTCTTAATTTTCTTGCTGCTTTTTCTGCTTCTATGTCTGCTTTAGTTTGTTCATTAGTTCTTCTAGAGAGGATAAAGAGTGCGGCACCTGCGGCTAATAAAGCAGTAGCAAGAAGTACATAAGGGTTAGCTTTAGCAACCACGTTAAAGGCACGTTGTGCAATTGTAGCTAATTTAGTGTTTTTAGATAATATAGTTAAACCTTCACTAAAATCAATTGCACCCTGTGCTAGTGCTACAATATTAAGAACATTACCTTCTACTTCTTTAAACCATTCACTATTCTCATCACCTAATAATCCAATAGCACCGGCAGCAAATTCAGCTGAACCTGCTAATACTTTTACACCACCTTCTAATGTTTGAATTCTTCGTTCAAATTTTTCAGCTGAATCAATGGATTGTTTACTTAACTGTTCAGTCGCTGTTGTAGCTTGTTTAGTTTCGGCTGTAACACCTCCTAATGCAGATTTTAAGTCATCTAAGTCAGTGATGTAGCCATCTAACCCTTCTACCTTAAAAAATATTTTTACTTCTTCTGTTGCCATGATATTAAATATAAGTTCGTTAAACTGCTTCCCAGTTATCTGTTATGTCTTGCCATTCATCATCTACGTCTTCCCACAATTGAGGTAATCCACTTGGTGGTAGGAAACCTCTATCACTAACTGTGAAGTTATTAAGCCTAATTAAATCAACTTTTACAGATGTTTCATTTACTAAATCAACAGAATAAATTTTTTCTATATAATACCATCCGTTTTTTAGGAATATAGCATCATCAAATGAGAAATTAAGTAAATCAAATTTATCTAATCTAAGATACATTGTGATTCGTCTACTATATGGGTCGTATAATAAATTCGTATATCGACTCCAATATTCATCGTAAACTGAATTACCTAAATTAGGATTAGCTAAATCGCCTTTAATGTAGGTATTTTCTCGTTGCCAAGATATATCTCGTGTTTGAGTATCTAAACCTATACCCCAAGAACTATTATAATCACCCCACTCACTAAATTGGGATATCATCGGGAAAGTAGCAAAACCACTTCCTATCCCCCCATCATCTGTTAAATACCACGTATCATCATTAGTAGCAGTTATTCCTGTTGTTATCAAACCATCATACCAGAATATTCTAGTGCCTGCCTTAACAGGATTATGAAGTAAGTAAGCCTGGCCTGTTGATTCATTAATTGCTGTATCGTGGTCGTGAATTTGAGGAATAATTGTATTCCACATTCCATTAGTTCCTGTACTAGCACCATCTATTTGAATTGAAGGTATTGCTTCAAATTTAGTTTCAATTTTTCTAGTATCTTTTAATAATGGATTATTAGATACATAATTTAAGGTTCCATATACTTCACCTATATCTTGTTGATTTAATAAGTTAAGGAAATCTTCACCAGGTTTATCTTCAAACGTAATATTAGCTTTTTGAGTATACAATATGGGTTCAACCTGAATATCTTTAGATAAATCCATTTTGTTAGTCCAATCAAATTGGTCTCCACTTCCTATGTAATTACTCCAAGGTTCAATTATAAAATTAGTAGGTATGTTTCTATCAGGTGCTATTACTAATCTAAACTTAGCAATAATACCTTTAATAAAATCCATCTGTTTAAATTTACAATCAAAACCTACGGCAGGGTTGTTAGCAGTTGTTTGTGATACGCTTAAGAAACTTACATTACTAGAAATCACTGCTGAAAAGAGATTTAAACTAGAAATTTTCTCAATTGTAGCATATATTTTATCACCTGCTGTTAGAGGTATATTTTCAAAATTAACAGGAATACTACCATATGAATAAAAAGAACCTTCTAAAACTAGAGATGGATTAAATACTTCCCATTCATAAAGTGTTTCAGCTAATTGGGTAGGAACACCTCCAACATCTTTATAAAGTCTAACTTTAAATTCAACACTTCCATCATTATTGGCAGGCACTGAATATTCGGCATCTATGAATAATCTAGCACCTGCATCATAATTTCCCGTAGTAGGGACTACATACCATTCATTAGTAAAATCAAATCCCTCTTGTCCTGAGTTAATTTTATATTTTACCTCAGCACTTAAAATGCCTCCCAGGTTACTTGTATTAGTAGCTGATACTGAATAGTTAGGGATTAATTCAGCTGAATCTCCAAAAGCACCAATATACAAATGTTTAAATAAATTACTATCTAAAAAATTGGATGTATAAGTATATCCAGCGTTTTCAAATATTTTATCCCAAATTACTTTACATCGAACTGCGGGGCGTAATCTATCAATATGTAATCTACCTGCAGGTGTATTTTGAGTAAAATGGCTTCCACCTCCCTTAGCAATTCTAGTTTCTTGAACTATGTTAGCATCATTATATGTGTTTCCAAAGTCAATTAAGGGATAAACAATATCACCATTTATTAAACCATCAGTTAAACCTCCTTGAGGATATGCTAACCAACTACTAACAACATTCGCTTTAGTAAAATCATGATTTAAACTAGTTAAATCTAAATCACATAGTGCTGATTCACCTATGGATGAAGCTAAATTTCTAGTAGTACCTAAAAATAAAATTTCATAATCAACCTGATTACTTTGTTCATCAATGAATACTTTTTGTAA